AGACAAAGCCCGTCTAACAGACGTAGCTAGCCTGTTTAGTACGGCCCCAAACATTAGTCCATCTCCGAAACGTAAGCTGTACCTGATGTACCGTCGGTAATGAAGCTAATGGTGTCTCCTGAATAAGTGTGAATAAACTCTACCGTGTTGGCAGGAATGTAGTAGCTACTCGTAGTAGCAGTACCTGAGACGCTAATGTGTACGTCTGTCGTAGCAACAATACGCGCTACACGTTGGCTAACCGCAGTTGATGAAGCGGCAGTGCCAGAAACAGAGACCGTTTGAGTAGTGCCAGGTCGAAGGCATTGGATAGCTGAAGAGTTAACATCTCGTGCTAAACGTGACATAGGAGTTCTCCTTGAGTCAGAAAGGGAAAGGGGCCATTGCTGACCCCTGGAGTTTTATTACGCAGATGGTACTGCGAGAACAAAACCGGCTTCTGGGCGATATACCTCAACGCCGTACAAGCAATCAGCAGTGTACAGAGTAGAGAGATATTCCTGCTTGTACTGAGTCTGTGAACGCACAGACATCTGCTCAGCAAGAACAATCGCATCACGATGGAATAGCAGAGCCGCGCGAGTATCAACAGACGCCGCAGAGTTTTGCGCCGCAGTTTCGATAGTTGCACAGTTAGCAGAGACGTAAACGTCTACACCGTAAAGGTTACCGATAAGACCAGACTGTACGCCCTGACCTGATACGAAGTCAGCCGATACATAGCGGTCGATGCCCATGATCTCGTTACGAGTTGCCGGAGGGATAACGAGTACACGATTTTCCATTGGGACGTTGTTGTCATCCAACTTCTGAATCATGTCGCGGAAGAAGCGATCAGTAAAACCGTCTTGGAAAACACCATCTGTAATAGTGCCAACCAATGTATCGTCGGTGTACTGAGTAGTTGTTCCGTTGTCGTTAAAGAAACAGCCTGTGTGCTGGTAGTCAGTAGGCGCTACTGAGTCAGCAAACACAACAGTGCCGCCATCGCCGAAACCAGTACCGCAAGAGTGCAGATCGTTGTCGATCTTAACAGCAAGCGCGTAACCAGCATCTTCAGTGTAGAACTGACGAAGGCTAGAAAGAGCCTGTACTTCAACGATGTCTTCGATGAGTCGTGAATACTCAAAGTGACGATCGATGTCGACAGTCAATTCGCCTTCAGTGTTAGCGATGATAGTAACAGCTGTATCAGCGGCTTTAGCGTTAGCATCACCACGAACAGGCTTAGGAATGTGAAGCTTGTCACCCTTCTTGCCAGACATTGCAATCTTCTTGACAAGGGGAGCCATCTTCAGGTTTTTCTGATAAGCCGCAATAATTTCATCACTCCAAATTTCTGGGATGAAAGTTGCCGCTTCTGTCTTCGCGGTATTACCCGCCGCGCCGGGATAAGTAGCAGTTGCCATGTTTTAATCTCCTACAAGATTATTTAACACGACCCTCTGCGTATGCCGCCATAATCTCATCGGCCATAGCCGTATAACGCTCGGGGTCGTTCTTCATCAGTTTAATAATGTCGGCCCTGCGATACGTTTTCTTACGGGTTCCTTCAGCACTGCCTTTGGCATTACCTGTATTAGCCGCTTTCAGCTGTTGCTTCCGCACCTGTTTTTCAACATTTGCGGTTTGCTCTGCTACAGACTTTCGTTCTTTCCAAAGAGAAAACAACTCGTCTGCCGCATCGGCGTTATACTGCTGATCAGCTTCTACAAATAGCTGAGTCCTAATCTTTGAGGCTTTGATCCAATCAACAAACTTTGAATCAGCAAGTATGTCATTCATATCGGGATGCTTGTTTTTTAGCTCCGCCAATGCAGACTGCTTCTGATAGTTTGCTGAATATTGCTCCGCCGCTTTAATCTTAGGATGATTCTCAATCGCTCGATTAACAGCGCCTTGAGGATCCGTAAAATAATCAATATCACTTTCAGGCTCAACATTCTGTTGTTGAGGTGCTGATTGTGATTGAGTAGTAATATACTCATCCACTACCTTACGAAGTTCGCCCACTTCCGCAGAATGCCGACTCATCACCTTTTCTGCTTCTTGGTGCATTTGAACAACTTGTTCTAAAGATTTACCTCGGTATTTCTCTGGAACGTCGCTCTCGGCTTCTACTTTTTGAGGTTCTTCAATTTGCTCTTGAGGCTGTGCCTCTTCTTCAAACTGAGCCTCTGGCTCTTCGTGTTCAATGTTATCTGCATTGTCCTCTTCAGGGGGCAGATCAAGCATTGTTGCTCTAGACATTATTAAACTCCGTGACCTTAATCATTATGGAGATTTACTTTTCCGACCAGCTTCTTCATGTTCTCGTACCCATTTCATGTGACGACCCGGAAAGTCTCCACTATGTCCTTCAAGTACGCACTTTGGTGCTGACGGCATTTTAGTAGCATTAGCCCCACAACCGCACCTACTGGTTGTAACGCCTTTGCCGACCATATCTTCAAATACATGACCGTTCTTACAGCGAAAGTCATATATCTTATACATCTAAATTGCCTTGCTCTTCGGCCTCGACTTGTTCTCGCATTGCAGTAACCGTTGATTCTAAGTTAATTACTGTTGCCAATGCGGCGACTTGGCCTTTTCGGTAAAACAATTCCTCTGAATCTTTTACCGTTTGAATATCTGTTAATTGCTTTGCGTTCTGTTGCAATTCTTCTACGAGTTGTTTGAATCCGTCGTGATTAAACAATTGATTGTAATTGTCAAAATACGTTTCAAGCTCGCGATCCATAATTCAGCCTTTTACTCTTTTTTTGATTAAATGTCACGCTTTTCTTGATCGCGCTGTTTTTTTTGCAATTCGTTTAGGTTGGGCTGAGTGTTGTTTTCCAGCCGCAGTATCTTGACGTTTCTTACGGGTTGTCGCCGCATACTCTCTAGATGACAAAGACTTGATAGCTTTTGCAGGCAAATATCTTTCGCCTGTCGCCTTTGGGCCTTGAGTGGACGGTTTGCCTGACTTAGTGCGCCAGTTTTGTTTAGTCCACTTCTTTAATGATTTCTGCGACTTTTTTAACGCCATTACTTATAGCCTCCACCCTTTGCTTTATATTGCTTTGCAAGCATTTGGGCTTTTCTGGCAGACCATTGACCCGGCTTTCCACCTTTGCCACCTGCTTTAATCTTGTTAAAAAGATTTTTACGCATAGTGGGTTTAGTGTAATTACCAGCTTGATTTACCTTTGACTTAGTAGCCATAGGGCTTTTTTACTTTCTTTTTCTTTTTTCCTGGCATAACACTCTCCTTACTTTTTGTGGGATTTTTGAATGGCAAAGTCTGCTGACTTCGATGCTCCTTTGTGTGGTTTATAACCACCGGCAGGATCTTTCATCAACTTATATTCTTTGCCTGATTTCATCCAGTGATAACCATCTGGCGCTTTAACTTTCATTTAATTCACCATTTAACTTTGTGAGACCAGAAACGTGCAGACAGCTTACTGGGATTAGAATCTTGAGCATTATGCCTAGCATAATAACTTTTCTTTCTGGCTTTATCTTTAGCTGTCTTGGGATTCTTTCCAGCTCCCTTAACGCCTTGCTGGCCAAATCGAATCGTCTTTATCTTATCGCCTTGTTTAGCAACAACGACGTGAGATTTAGTTGGGTGCGACGGCGTTCTCTTCGGTTTGTTGAACCCGCTTACGCCCACGCGTGCCAGTCTTGGGTCTTTCTTGCTCATTGCTGAGTTTCTCCAATTTGGTTTCCAATAGCTCCAGCCGCCGGAGGAGGGGTTGGAACCGCTTGTCTACTTGGTTCAGGAGCGTTTGGAGTTCTCTGACTGTTAACATTTTCCTTGCCTTCTATTTGCCTTTCTTTAAGCACAGTTTCAGCTACGCGCATACGACGCTCAAACTCTTTGTCCTCTTGATCGCCTTCCTTCAAGTTTCTAGTAATTGCATTGATTTTGTCAATTTCTAGTTCTTGAGGAACCGCTTGAGCCTCAGCCATAAGCTTCGTAGCCCGCGCTTGAGACTCTTGTGCCTGACCCATAAGTGCGGCTGTCTGAGACTTCTGTAGCTCAGCCTGTACTTGCTGTGCCTGCATCTGAGCTTGTTGAGCTTGCGGGTTAGGTTGCATGGCCTGAGTCATTGCCGCTATCAACTCTTCGCGATTCGACAGGTTCATATTGTCAATAATCGACTGAACCAGTGTTGGATAGAGCGGAGATTCTTGACCCATTGTTTGAAGCAATTGAACAAGCTGAGTAACTTCGTACTCTCTAGCAATAATGCCCAGCGTAGAGCTAGCGTTAAACTTATAGTCAGCAACAGGGTAGTTTTCAGGATCAAACTGCATATAGCGATATGCGGCTTTCTTAACAAATGGAATCAAGAATGATTGTTGGAAGTTAATTAGTGTGCGTTTATGCCGTTTAATAATAGCCCCTAACGACATACTAATACCGGCGGCAGTGGACTCACCATTAACCTGACCCGCAATACCTGCGGAATCTACAGCGCCAGTAGCCTGCTGAACCATTTGCTGTAACGCACCAGCCTGAGCAAAGGTAATCTGACTAACCTGCCCAAAGTTAAACGGCTGTAATACCTCGCGGGGGTCACCGTTTGTTAGCACCATTTTGCCGGGTCGCACTTCGGGCTTTGCACCTCGTGGTAAACGGGTAGCATCGATAGCCATCATTGGGTGAATAGTAAGGCTTAGTGCATCGATACGTGCTCGGAGTTCTGTATCAAGTGCCTTTTGTGAGTTATAGCCTTTTTCACAGACGCCACGGCCCCAGAATCGGCCAGGCACTACATCCCAAGGGAATGCTACAACAGGGCGATCCTGCATCATGTACGGGTTAGGCTCCGCCTTGAGAAGAATCCCGCCGTTAGCAATGACTACAATCGCCTCGACATACTTAGAGTCGGAGTCATCATCGATATCCTCCATAAGGTCTCTAGGAACAAGGCCATAGTATTTAGTCAAGCGAACCTTATCGTCATTGTAGATAGTAAGATCTTGATCAGGCTCTAGATCGGTATCAGGAGCGGCAGGGCCAACATAAATATCTCGGTATACGCCTTGTTCTTGCAGGAGTTCTACTTGATGTCGGCTTACAAATTCGTCAACTGCCACACCCATAGCGTCTTCAACTGATGTAGCAACAGGGTCAATTAAGAAGTTCTGCGGGAGAACAGGCTTTAGCTTTACTTTAACTCTGTCGGTAATGCTGACGCCTACCGCCTGAAGATCCCCATCCATGACAGGCTGGGTGGCTGGCGCCATTTCTTTCATTTCTTCGATAACGATTTCACCAACGCCCGTACCGAATACCGCCGCGTTGATTAGGCATTCCGCAACAGACTTGCGGATCATGCAGTTTTCAAAGTCTTCGGTTAGTTTATTTCGGAGAAAAAGGACGTCCTGACGTTCGGTATCACCCATATTGTCAGAGACGTCAAACCACTTTCCTCGTCCA